TTAACCACGATTAACGTCAGTGGTGAATCAGCTCCTTTTGTCTCTAAAGGTTTAAAGTTTTTAAACTTAGCTGATTGGAAAAGATATTATAGAGACAGTGAAAACGCAGACGATGCGAGTACACAAGCTTATGGAGAACCTAAGTTTGTAATTAAATCACCTGATGCAAGGAAGTTTGGATTAAGTCCAATACCTGATAAAGTATATAACATACACTTTTATGCATTTGAAAAGCCTACAAAACTTGTAGCACACGGAGACACAGTTGTCTTCCCTGAACAATACACGAATGTCATAACTGCTAAAACAAGATATTATATTTGGCAGTTCAAAGAATCTCCACAACAAGCAGCTTTTGCTATGGATGATTATAAAAAAGCTATGAAGAGTATGAAATCTAATTTGATTAACCCTACTCCTCGTGCAATGACAGACGATAGAAGATACTTTTAATTTATGGCAGCATCACAACCCTATACAGTTGCATGTGCTGGTGGCTTAATTAAGTCTGCTAATTCAATAGACTTACTTAAAACACCGGGAGCAGCTCGAGAACTTAGAAACTTTGAAGTCTCTATTGAAGGTGGGTACAGACGTATTAATGGATTTGAAAAGTTAGGTGGTGCTAGTGCAACGATTCCCGGTGGAAGTGCTGGAACAATATTAGGTGTTACACCTTACGCTGATGGAGTTATTGCTTGTATTAGTGACGATATTTATTTTAGTCAAGATGGAATTACATGGTTACAAATAAATAAAGTTTCACATAGTAATGGTGATGATTACGCTACCTTTACAGGTAGAAGTGCTACAGTTAGAACTGGACAAGGACAAATACAATTTGCAATGTTTGAAGGAGCTGGACACGACTACGGTGATATTGTTATTGCTGATGGAGCTAATAAACCTTTTATGTTTAGAATGGAAGGTACAGGAGCTTTAAGTTCAAGAACATATCACAGTCAAGAAATAACTGTTGATAGTACTAAGTATGCAACTTTTATAACTTCACACGACCATCACTTAATAGCTGCTGGAGTTGAAGGCAGTGAAAATACAGTTTACTATAGTGTTTATAATGACCCAAGTGACTTTGGTGGAACTGGAGCAGGGTCAGTAACAATCTCAGATAGAGTTGTAGGCATTAGAGGATTCCGTGAAGACTTATTTGTATTTTGTGAAAATAGTATTCACAAGCTTATAAATATTAACGATGCACAAACTGTAGCTATTGTACCTGTTGCAGAAAACGTAGGCTGTTTAAGTGGCTATAGTATTCAAGAGATAGGTGGTGACCTTATCTTCTTAGCACCAGACGGACTGAGAACAGTTGCTGGTACTGCAAGAATTGGAGACGTTGAGTTAGGAACAATATCTAAACAGATACAGCCTTTGCTTACAGACCTTGCAAACGATGTAAACAGCTACACAGTTAGTAGCATGGTACACAGAGACAAGTCTCAATACAGATTATTTTATACAGATACTACACTAAATGCAAATCAACAACGTGGTATCATAGGAACGTTAAGACCTAACGGTTTTGAATGGTCAGAGACCAGAGGAATAGAAGTAACAGAAATAGGAACAGGGTTTAATGAGATTGGAGTTGAAGAGCATTATCACGGGTCTACTACAGGTTATGTGTATATACACGATTCAGGTAATACTTTTGATGGCACTGCTATTTTAGCAAGATATGCTACACCCGACTATGACTATGGTGATTTAGGAACTTTAAAAACTTTACACTACCTTAAAGTCTCTTCAAGTGCTGAAGGTGTTGTAGAACCAGATGTCCAAGTTAGATTTGACTTTGGTAGTACAGATATACCACAGCCACCAGAATTGTTTGATTTAGGTGTTATAAATCCTCCATCGTTATTTGGTGAAGCGATATTTGCTACCAACGTATTTGGTGGAGCTGAAAGTCCTTTGACAAGAATACCTCTTTACGGTAGTGGACACAGTAACAATTTTACATTTATAAGTGAGGATACAAAACCTCCATACACAATTAATGGTCTTTACGTAGACTTTATACCTTCAGGCAGGAGATAAACAAAGATGGCAATAACAAAAGTAACAAGTTCAGTTTTAGATGTAGATATACCTGCATTTAAAGCTTTTGGCACATCTTCCATAATGATTGGAGATACAACCACAGGCACGATTGATGGGGCAAATCAAAATACTGGTGTGGGAGTAAATGTCTTTGCAGCCTTAACAAGTGGTGATAACAATGTTGCTATTGGTTATTCAGCGTTTACAGCAAACACCACAGGTTCTTCAAATGTAGCGGTGGGTCAATCTGCATTAGCTGCAAATACTTCTGGTACAACTAACACAGCTATTGGTAACGGTGCTTTATTGGTAAACACAACAGCAAGTAACAATACTGCGGTTGGTGGTAGTGCATTAATAGCAAACACCACAGGAATAAATAACACTGGTATTGGCTATCAAAATCTTGATGCTAACACTACTGGAAATCAGAATACTTCTGTAGGTGCTAGAGTTATGACAGCTAATACAACAGGCTCTAGCAACACAGCAGTTGGTGAAGCTACTTTATATTCAAATTCTACTGGAAATTATAATACTGCATTAGGTATGGCAGCTATGCAAAGTGCTACAGGCAGTAGTACAACTGCGGTAGGTTACAGAGCAGTCCATCAGTATACAGGCTCAGAACCAACTTTAGGAATAGGTGTTGATGCTTTATTTACAGGTGGGACAGGCGGTAACAATGTGGCTATCGGCTTTTATGCAGGTAGATTAAACTCATCAGGAGCAGCAAATATGTTTATTGGAAACTACTCAGGTGATGCTAATAGCACTGGTAGTTACAATACATTTTTAGGTCATATTAGTGGTTCAGCAAACACCACAGCTTCCAACAACACAGCAGTTGGTAATGCAGCCCTAGATGCTGCTACTACAGGTCATAGTAATAGTATGCTAGGAGCAGGAGCAGGTGGAGCAATTACTACAGGTACAGGAAACACAGCAGTTGGTCAGGGTACAGGAGACACCACCACTACAGGTAGTTATAATAGCCTTATAGGCATGAATTGTGTAGCAGGAGGAGCTGGTGACAACTTCGCTAATGGGTTTGGATATAATGTTGTTGCCTCGGCAGGATACACAACTGTAGGTCAAGGAACTGCGGACATTAGAGCTGCACATGGTGTAGCAACTTGGGCAACAGTATCTGATGAAAGAGTTAAAAAAGATATCCAAGATTCTACAGTAGGACTAAGTTTTATAAATGACCTAAGACCTGTAACCTTCAACTATAAAAATAAAGGTGATTTACCTACAGATTTTAGAGGTTACGAAGAAGATTCTACAGAAGTCTTTAAAAGCCAAAAAAGTCAGCATGGTTTTATAGCACAGGAAGTTAAAGCAGCTATTGATAAACATAGTGATATTAAAGATGGATTTAGTATGTGGGATGCTGATGATGAAACAGGACAACAAAGAGTTGGTGAAACAGCACTTATACCTATGCTTGTAAAAGCTATACAAGAACTTTCAGCAGAAGTTGAAACACTTAAATCACAACTAGGAGAATAAAATGCAAACAGTAACAGAAGTATTAACAGCAGCAACCGATAGCGTAACTTTGATTAACGAAGTAAACGCTGGAACTTGGAATGTTGGCAGTATGACCCAAGAAGAAATTAACGACATGGTACAAAGAAATGTAGACCATCTTGAAATTATCTTGGCTTACACAGACCCAGATATAGTAGGAGACTCATCAGATAAGTCTAGCTATACAGATGCGATTGCTACAGGAAACACTTACATCACAGACAACAGCTAAATAAAAACACACGGAGAATAGACAATGGCAAGTTACACTAGACAAAGTTCGTTTGCAGACGGTGATACAATCACTGCTGCTTTATTTAATAACGAATTTAACCAACTTGTAAACGCTTTTCACAACTCTACAGGGCACAAACACGATGGCACAACAGCCGAAGGACCTGTTATAGGGTTGATTGGAGATGCAGGAGAAACTTCTCCGAACAATAAGGTTTTAATTGATACAACAAATAACTACATTGAGTTTTATGTAGAAGTATCTTCATCACCTGTACAACAGCTATACATAGCCGATGGTGCTATTGTACCTGTTACAGACAGTGATGTTGACTTAGGTACAAGCTCATTGTACTTTAAAGATGCTTATATAGATTCTATCACTACTACAGGTAATGTAGCAGTTGGTGGTAATCTTACAGTTACAGGTACAACAACTTTTAACGGTGGTACAATCACTATGGGTGATGCAGCTACTGA